CGAACAATCCAGTTGAACATGTGTCACCTCACAGTTCAGCGGATTTGTGCGATCAGCGCCGCACCTTGAACCACGACCCGGTTTTCATCGCCAAGCCCCTTGGTGACGACGATCCGGTTCGCGTCCAGCGCTTGGTACTGCACGGGTTGCGGGATATAGCGCTCTGCACCTGACTTGATCCAGACGACTGGCTCATTGGCCGGATTGCGGGTGATCGCCTGTGCGGGAAGAACAAAGCCTTTGACGCTTTGCTTGGAGTTGGCAATCACGGTGACAGGTTGGCCAATAGCAATTGGTAGCTGTTGCGTACCATCGGAAGCAACCGCCTTGAAGGTCAATGGCAACACGCCGTCACGCAAGCTTCGACCAGCACCAATGAGCTCCAAACGGACTCCCGGCGTCGCTTTGATCGTTGCTGCACTGATGTTGGCTGCTAGAGCAGGATCGGCCGTTGTGGCCTCCACCATGACCTTGGCTGGATCGGTGATCTCAAACAAGACATCCTTGGATTCAACAACCTGGCCGAGGACCACATTGGCGCTGGCGATGACACCCGAGACGGGCGCTACCACGTTTTCCTTGGCAGCAAGACCGCCACCAATTGCGCTTTCACGCGCCCTCAGGCTTGCAAGCTCTGTCTGTGCTGCTTCAATCTCTTTGCGTGGGACAGTGCCTTCAAGCCCTTTGAGTCGCTCCACACGTTTTTGCGCGATTTCTCGGGCACCTCTGAGTTCGGCCAACTGAGCACGCTGTCCAGACCAGGCAAGTGGCTCTGCGTGGTGGGCCACGACAGCCAGGACTTCTCCTTTGCGTACAGTCTTGCCAGCGAAGGGCAAGCCTTGGGCTCCGGCCTCAATCTTTCCGCCCACAACCGTCTGAACCAGGCCACTTGCATTGGGGTCCGCAATGACTTTGGCTGGCAGTTCGGTGGTTGCGCTGGCTTCAGACATCAGGGCAATTTCCGTGCGAATAGCCAATCGACGCTGGGACAGCATGGGCACATTGACACTGCCATCAGGCAAGCGACTCAAACCTGCTGCCGATGGAGTGGCCGAGGCCGTATCCAGATGCTCTCCGTTGGGGCCATGAGCGCCCGGAGAGGCTTGAGCCATGGTGATTGCCAAGACCGCAGACATGATGACGATGCGCTTCATTGGGCACCTCCCTTTGCTACCTTGCTGTTAGAGCCACGGCCCAAAAGCCATCCCAATCCGCCCACGGCGGCCAATGCGGCAATCGCCAATGCGGCAAACAGCAAAGCGTTTTCATCTCCATGAGCATGGGTGGCCTCAGCTGCAGCTTGGGTCGCCCCGACTTCCAAAGTGCCGTCCAGCAGGTCAGACTCTTTGCCGTCCAGAATCGTGATCACCAGCGCGTGGGACCCTTTCTTGCCGAGCTCTGCCAAAAACTTCTCATCAGCCACGGCATAGTCGCCCTGGTCCGAGTGATAAGGCGCAGGGGCTTTCAGTTGGCCCAGCTCGACTTCCACCTTGGCTTGATCTACGGGTTCATTGGTAGCGAATCGATTGATAAACATCGAAAACTCACCACCTTGCAGGCGACCAACCAACTCGTAGCTTTCGGACTTAGCCTCAAACCTGGGAGCAGAAGACGTAGCTCCTGCCGTGGGTGCTGCATCCAGATGTTCGCCATTGGGGCCATGTGCACCAGGGGAAGCCCAGGCGATCCCAGTGGAAAGGGCGAAGCCACCCAGTAAGAGCAAGCGATTAGCAATGCGAGGAATTGATAACGGGGAATTCATGGCAGTTGTCCGTAGGCTTGTTGAAGACGCGCACGTGAGAGGCCAAATGCAGCCTCCTGGCGAGCAGCGCTGTAGTCGGCTTGAGCTGCGGCACTGGCTGCGCGCAGGAGCTCTGGGAGAGATGTTTCCCCTGCATTGAAGGAGGCGCGAATCAGCTTGGCTCGTTCGTTAAGCAAAGAGGCCTTTTCACGCTCGGTCTGCAACTGCAACTGGCTTGCTTGTGCTGCAGCCTTGGCGCTTTCCATACGAGCATGCAGCTGAGCGCGAAGTAACTGCGCCTTGCTTTGAGCTACCTCCAGCTCAGTCAAGGCGGCAGCTTGCAATGGCGCATTTCTATCGTCAGTGCCAAACGGAATACGCACTGCAAGGCCCAAGCTGTAGGCAGAACCCTGGCCACGAGCCGGAATGTCATGCCTGAGCTTCGTGATCAGCTCTGGAGCACTGCGATTCGATTTGGCAACCAAGTCCACACGTTTGCGTGCCAGGTCTACCTGCTGTTCCGCACGCAACAACTCGGGATGCTCGGCCAACTGTCGAGGAGACGGGCTTTCAACACTTGCCAACGTAGCGTCAGGTGTCTGAGCCAATCCGGTTAGGGCTGTCCACTGGCGCTTTGCTGTTTCAAGCTGGGTTTCCGCCTGTGACTGAGCTGCTTGAGCGCTTAAAAGCTCACCTTTGGCTGCCAAGGCATCTGCTCTTGCCAGATCACCAGCTTGGACACGTTTATCCACGTCAGATGCGATGGCCGCAAAAGTGCTGGTCTGTTGCTTCGACAGCGATTGGTTGGCCTGCAGCTCGGCAATCTGCCAATGCAACTCACGGACGACCTCTGCAACACGTAGTTTTCCCTCTGTTTCAGATAACTGAGAGAGAGATGACAACGAATCTGCGGCTTGCTGTTTGGCGCTTTTCTGGCCAGGAAGCCAGAGAGGGACTGCCAATGCGACTTCTGTCTCGCGGGCACCGTTGTTGCTTTGAAGACGATCATTTCGGTGACTCAACTCCACTGAGGGAGGTGCCGCCCAGAGAGCGCTTGAGGCTTTCTTTTCTGCGCTGGCCTGCCGAGAAATGCCTGTCGCCTCCGCAGAGGCAACGGCGCGATTCCAGGCCGCCTCAACGGCTGATGCCAGGGTGGTTATTTGAATGTTGCTGCTCAAATTGGGCGCAGCAACGCCTTCCATCGGCTGTGCATAAGAAGTGCACGCCGACGTCAGCCCTGCAAGGATGCAGAGCCTCCAACTGAATTTGGGGTTCACAAAGCCTCTAAATGCTCTGAGTGCAATGGAGTGCCGTCGCTAGGTACTGCGACAGATATGACACGCACAAACAAAGGGATGGCTTCACGCGAATGAAGCCGACCTAAAGTGAGCTAGGCAGTGTGTCTGGGAGGCCGTCGCAGACCTTCCAGGATGGGATGTGGGAGTATGGAGTCGAGGGCTGCACTGGGTGGAGAACTTCCCCAGTCGGGCGCAGGAACGCTCAAGGTGAAAGCTTCAACCGCTGCAGATGGCATCCCATTGGCCATCATGTGCAGTTTGGAATCAGAGGACTCATCAAGCTCAACCGCACCATCATCATTGTGATGGTGACCTTCCTCTTGAAGGTGCATCGCCGCATGCTCAAGTGCTTCATGAGACGCAAAGACAGGCATCTGGCCAGCCACCGCAAGGGCTTGCCAAAAGACGCTCAGCATCACGAAGAACATGGCCAGACGGCGGGTCATAGTTCGGAAATTATATGTGGGAGATATCTCCCACAATCTTTGTGGGCGCTGCGAATTGTTTGATGCGCGGCCAGATCAGTATTGTTCATCCAGCATGAATTGAGCATGACTACTTTGAGGCATAAAGCTGCCGCTCGAAAAACAGTCATGAGAGTCTGCTTCTGGCCCGATAGTGTGAATTCACAACCAGGCCACAATGCAGACGCTCAACCTGCAATCTGCTTGTGAACAGTTAGATCAGGAGCATTCAAGCCAACTGTTCAACGCAATTGCCTACCAACAGCCTCTTGCACCGCAGGTAGCACATCTTCATAGTTGAAACCGCTCTGAACTCTCTGCAGTGGCTTGGTGACTCTCTGGCTGAGCCACTCAGCCAAACTCTGGCTTTCACCTTGGCGCACCAGCGGATCGTGGCTGTTTCCGGGAAAGCGGAATTCCGTGAGGTTTTCTGGGTGAGCTTTAAATTTATCTGTGAATCCAACGGCAGGGTATTGCTTACTGCCGCCAGCCCACGGGTCTTCGTCTTCGATAGATGACCACATCGGCAGTCGCGTGTCCCATTTCCATAAATGCTCGTACTGTCGGTTGACGCTCTGCTTGTGGCAGACCCCACCAACGATCTGGGGATCAGCACGATCCCAGTGGTACGTGGTGCGACAGCCCTCGCTATGACCGCTCAAGATAATGGGCAGATTGGAGAACGTTTTGAACCAGCGGATGACTTCTGCAATATCGTCGCCGCGTGCATCCAGGCGCGCTGGATTGACTGCTGTGTACACGCCTTCGCGTGCCCGCTCGCTGGCTTGCTTGAGCATTTCTTCAGTTGAGCCGCCTGGACAACCGAGCTTGTTGCTGTCCCGCGCCACGAATTCTGGCGTGATGACCGCAAACCCTTCTCGGTAGTAGAACTGCGCCACCGTGGTTTCCCATCCCCACATGCCGCCACAGCCATGGTTGTGGATGACAAGTCCACGCACTGTGGGATGGCGCGGTATCAGCGCAGTGAACTTGTCGCGGTATACAGCCCCGAACAACGGAAGATAGAAGACGCTGCGGTCAAGCACCGTTCGGGCCTGTGCTTTGTCATAGGCCGGAGCTTGGCGACTCTGCTGAGCACCAGCATTTGAAATCAGCAGCGACTGTGACAGTGCCAAGATCAGAACGCGGCAAGCAGTAAATTTTCCCCTGCGCATAACTATCTCCCTCTCCACGAGATCATTTATTTGTCGGCGGCTACGCCTTTAATGTGCGTGCCGCCGTGCGAATCAGATACCGGCTGGCTTACGCCGTGATTTCAAGGCAGCAGAAGTGGACGTTGATCTTGACCAAGGCCCAAGCTCTGCAGTTTGGATGTACCCAGGTCAGACAAACGATCCGCTTGGCAGCGCAGGTCTGCAATCCGCTTGCCGTTTTGCTCTACCAAGATACCTTGTGCCGTTGTCGTGCTGCCATACACGGCATAACGGTAGATGCCTTTATCAAACGACACAAACGACAGTGCCTGCCCATTGGCTCCAACCTGTGTGCCTTGCTTGAATGCAGGGCTGGCTGCGGTTGCACTGGCCGGATAGACCATCTCTGGCGTCCCATCAAGCGGAGCCAGCCGGTATGCCAGCTGATTGCCGCTGCCGCTCATACACAGCGATGCACGCTTCTTGCCAGTGAAGCATGCAAACACTGGCGTCTCATCTGCTGAGCACAGCGTTGGCACTACTGAATTCTGGCTAGGTGTTGCTGCTGCCGATGCTGGCAGAACTTGCTGGCCTACCGCCGCTTGGGGCTGCTGTGATGCCGTGACTGGCGTTGCCACAGGCGCAGGCTCTGACGATGCGCCTTCGGACTCTGCCTCCATCTCTGCCTGGCTTGCTGATGGTTGCGCTGCTGCCTGTGCTTCGGCAGCTTTCTTTGCCGCTACTTGCGCACGCAGCATACGGTCATAGCGATCCATCGCTATGTCGTGGAAGTAGCCCATGAATGGCATGAAGCCATTGAGCGCCACTTGGAGTGCGCCAGTGTCTTCGGTGCGCTGCGCGGTGTATGTCACATCGCCACGTAGCTTGGTGCCCTCCAGCACTGCGCCTTGCTTTTCATAGATGGCGCGCATGTATTGCTCCATCTGTGGCTCTGCCTTCACCGCATCTTCCGGGAAGACGGTTGCCAGCTGTGCCGAGCAGACCGCTTTGCCGGTATTGGCGTTGTTGGCATCGGTGGTGATGTTTTCCAGGGTAACGGTGGTGTCCTTGACCGTGAACTGCACACGCTGCTGGCGTTCCTCGCTCATAGCGTTGTGCTGCTTGTCAAACTGCTGCTGGTAAATCTGTTTGACCAAGCTGACGGTCTCCGCATCAGCGCAGGTCGGTGTCTTGCTACCGCATCCAGAAAGCACGGCCACAACCGCACAGACGGTACTTACTAGAGTCTTTCTCATCATTCCTCTCTCCTGTTGTATGTGTCTTATACGACTCAAATCTTAGCGTAATGTGTCGTATAAGACGTTGGTTAAAAAGACACATTGGCAGACCCTCAGCGGCCATGAGAGCCAAGGAGTCTGCCCCGTCGCAACTGAACACCACGCCAGTGGTGAAGCTGCCAAATGCCGTCACAAAAGCATTGGGGGTCAAGCTGCGCAGCTACCGCGAGCTGGCGCAAAAGTCACAAGAGCAACTGGCGCATGACGCCGAAGTGGAGCGCTCTCGCATCTCCAAGCTGGAGAACGGCCACATCAATCCATCGCTGCTCACACTGGCAACGCTGTGTCACTGCTTGAGCATTACGCTGGAACAACTCTTTGAAGGCGTGACGGCCACGCTGCCACCCGCTTCGCAAGGTGGTGCTCTGCGCCGCCGCAACCAAGCACATGCCGAGAAGAGTCCAGCGCCGTCCAAAGTCGTCGGTGCCGATCACCGCGCCAAACGTTCCAAGGCATAGGCCAGTCACTGCAGCTTACGCACGCGCACCGCTGCCAGCAGCCGCACCAGCTCCGCAGACCACGACTCCGATTCGTAGTGCCAGAACACTGTCCATGGCTTGGCGTCATCAGCAGGCAGATGCAGTTGCTTGGCGCGGCGACTACCGAGGCCAGTGGTTGGCAATCGCAGCCGTGCATTGAATGCTTTAAAGCATGGCTCACCACCACCGCCTGGGTCCAGCAGCAAGATGCGCTGCGGCTGATGCTTTGATCCAGAAGCCATGCCTTCCACACCGACCGCCAGTGCCCAGTGCTTGGTGCGCTGGTGTTTGACCGACGCAAATGCCAGCGCCACCAGCTCACCCCGCATCAGCCATTCCAGCGCATGTCTATCCACATGCTCTTTGGCTCCGTACTTGGCAGTCAGCTTCAGGGGCAGCTCTAGGCTTTTGACCAACTCCACCCACTCTTTGGCATGGATACCGCTGAAGTATTTGGGGCCGAATGCATTCCAGACCGCTGCGGCCACGCCGTACTTGCGCTGGCTCATGTCGTACATGGCCGAAGCCTTGGCCAAATCGAAGATCACCAAGAGCATCGCCAACACATGCGTGCCACAAGCACCATCGAGCATGGACTGCTGCATAAAGCAGCGCACCGGCTCTTGGCGCTGCTGCTGCACGGTCAGCGTATGGCCGGTCTGCAATGCGGCATGCACACGCTGAAATCCATAACTCTGTGGTGCAGAGATAGACGTTCCTGAACGCATCAATACTCCGATGGAAGCAATAGTGAAGCGCGGCGCGATAAATCCAGCCGCGTAGATGAGATAAATGCGAGAAGATTCAATTTCGCCACAGGAAAGAGAATTACAGAATCACAGTCAGTAGTTCCAGCTTAGGATGGGCAAAACAACTTCTGCACTGATGAAATGGGACCGATAGATATCTCGCACGGTTTGGATGATGACGCGGTGATCAGCCGCTACATGAGCTTCGCGGCATTTGCCTCAACGTTGCTATCTAAGAAGCTGTTCTTCAACACAGTTAGTCAATTCGAGGACAAAAGTGAGGGTGCAGCAACCTTAATTGATGCACTAGTCAACTCCAACACCCCAGCGCTTCTTGACTATGCGGTTAACTCTTTGTGGCCAGGGACCATTGGGAAGTCCTCCAAGCAAACTGTTGAATCATTAGAGGCTAAGGCGCGCAAAGCGGACCTGGAAAAGCCCTTGACGTTTGAGACTCCGTTTGGGGACTACACAGACAAAGCCCCAGCGCTTGGCTACGAGGGAGTTCTCCACAAGCTTCGTGACTGGATAGATGTTGCTTGCTGGCATGAGAGTGTCGATGAAAGCCTAGCCATGTGGAGGATCTACGGTCGCACGAACGAAGCTGTTTGCATCACCTCTACTGTGGGGCGACTGAAACGCGCTCTGCGCTTGGCTGACGATATGAAGTGTCACATTGCCAAAGTGCACTACATCAATCATGAGATTGACCCCTTTCAGACAGGTTCGTCATTTGCCTCAGTTCTGCACAAGATGCATGCCTATGAGTTTGAGAAAGAAGTTCGTGCCATCGTTTGGAAGCCCGCCAGTGTGTTCACTGAACGCAGAGAGTCATTCGGCAGTCTGATTGACATAGACCTGCCAACCTTGATTACGGGTGTCCGCCTATCTCCAGACTCGAAGCCGTGGCTCCTCCACCTAGTCAGGTCTATGCTGGACAGAGAGGGGCTACGTGTTCCTCTCTCCGGTTCTGTCCTTGATAGAAACCCTTGGAAAAAGCACTCATAGATTGATATTCAGGGCGTCTCCCTCGACGCCTACCGGCGCCCCGGCCGTCACCGGCAGCAGAGAAACCGCCAGGCGGGTGCCGGCTGGATACGGTGGCAGCAGCAGCTCACGGCCGAGGACGGTGATGTGGCCAGCGACGGGGACTTGCTGGCTGGGCCCGCTGTTCACTGAGACGCGGACATCGGCACCATGGGCCGCTTCCAACTCCCAGGCTAGGCGTGTCCCGCCATCGGGCAGTGGTGCAGCCGACAGATTGAAGGCCCTGGCCACGCGACGCTCGCCGCTGGCCACCTCGGGCACAACACCCAGGCCCCACTCCAGCGGGTAGTACTGCTCATATTCATCACGGACCGTCATGCGCACACGCCTGGAGCTGCTGGGCTCCATGCTGATGATGCGCACGCGCTTACCGGGCGTCTGCTGCGGACCTCCCAGGAATGTCCAGTCCTCGGGAGCAGTGTCCTCCCACTCTGCAGACGTTTGTGGATTAGGCGTGCCGGCGTCTAGCCAGCCTGGCGCTGCCGAGGCGGGCCAGTTGTCCACCAGGGTCAGCCGGCGTGAGCGGCCGACAGGCTTGGCGCAGCGCACGCTGAATGGGTCTCCGCCTGGCGGTGTGACCATCAGATAGAAGTCATTACCGTCTGGCAGCTCCACTTCGGCCGACAAATCCACCCAGGCCACGCGGGTGCCTGTCAGGCCCAACCCGATCAGGCGACCGCTGAAGGCCCAGCGGGTCAGATCGTGGCCCAACTGGATGATGTCGCCCGTTGCCACGGTCAGCCCCATGATGGAACTCTCCCATGTGATCGTGCGGCGGTGGTAGTACTTCGAGGCAGCCAGCAGGTTGACCAGGCGCTGGGCCTGGGCCTTTGGCATGCTGTAGGTGGCCTGGTTGACCTGCTGATTGACCGGCAGGGTGACGCCTGGCACCTTGGCATAGACGGTGTCAGCCTCATAGTCGTTATCGGACTGGCTGTATGAGAGCCCGAACTCGTCGACCGTGTCGTCCGTGATGTAGGCGATCTTGAACGTGCCCGCGATGATGTTGCTCGCACCGAAGGCCGCCACCCAGGGCTGGCCATCTCTTTCCCACCAAACCGACAGCTTGCCAGGCGCCCAGGTTTTCCGGGCCCGGCCCGCTGCAGCGATGTCATCGAGCACGGTGCCTGCACTGCGCGCGCCGCTCAGCAGCATGCGGCAGGTCAGCTGAGCTGCAGCGCAGTACTGCCCCCAGGCAACCAACGTGCCGTAGTCGATGCGGGCATTGGGCAGGCCGGCGCCAAAGAGGCGCTCGCCATTGCTGGCTGATGGCTCATCCAACCAGCCAGCCTGGCCCAGGTGGGCCGGCGCGGCATAGGAATTGAGGAAGCCGCCGCGCGAGAAGTAGAGGAACAGCCAGGCAGGATTCGTGCTGTATGTCCACTGCCAGGCGCCGGCACCTACTGCCGGCATGGAGCCGTCCCAGGGAGCCGACGAATTCCAGACCCAGCATTTATGGCGCAGCAGGGCCGAGTAGCGGTCGATTCGGCCATTGAGCTGGCCTGTCGCCTTGACCATCATCCCCCGGCGCAACTGCGCTGGGTAGAGAGCATCGGTATCGCGGAAGACCTTGAGGCGTGTCCATTCGATCTCGGCCACATTATTTGCATCGGTGTACTCAGGGGTGACACGTCGCACGCGGAACTTGGCCGCAGCCTGGGGGAGCATGGCCGAAAACGTCTCACGCAGCGGCCGGGTGCTGCCATTGCTGAGAGTCATGGGAGAAAACGGCATCGGTTGCCAGGCGTTCGATCCTGGCAGTTGATACTCAGCCACCACCTGACAGGTCAGATTCTCGAAGCCGCCGCTTGCTTGCCGCAGCAGACGACCCGAAATATCCATCTGTATGAATCTGCCGGCGACAGAGCCTCGGCGTTCTATCCAGCCGTCATTCTCGACATTTGCCCGCTGTTCCAGGGCGCCGCCATCGACGGTCTGCACGTTGCCAGGGTAGATATCCGTCGGCCAGCCAGCGCTTGCGTAACCACGCAGCACTGTGCGGTCGGCCTGGCCAGGCGGAGTTGCACTGCTGTGCAGCTCGATGGCGTTGTACTGGCTGACAGCGTTGGCACCGATGCGTTCGTCGCTGATGGCCAGGTCGCCAAACCCATAATTGAAGACGCTCGTGACGCGCTCCGTGTTGTAGATGATGGTGTAGCCGTAGCGCACCAGGACTGGCAGCGGCGTGCCCAAAGGATTCCAGGCCATATCAGTCTCCTCCACCACTTTCTGGTGGGGTGATCTGCACCAGGTAGTCCTCATAGGTCGTCACCGAGTCGAACAGCCCTTGGTGGCTAATCACAAAGGTATGCGGCTGGGTGACCGTTCCGCCGCTGCTGCTGGTATAGGTGCGGCTGGCCTGGTCTCCGTAGTACTCAATCGTTCCGCTTTCCCAGACATCTGTACGAATGAGCACCCATGGAGCAATGACTTCTGTGCCCTCGAAGCCGAATGGTGGATGGGTACGGGTTTCATAGACCGGGGTGTTGTTGATCACCTCGGTGGCCGTGCTAGGGTCCGGGACGAATTCGCCAAACGGACGGCCAGCGTAGTCTGGGAATACACGGTGTTCGCCCAGTACCAGTTGCAGCGGCTCATAGTTGCGGGCCGAGTTGGAGCCGCCCTCAATGCTGTACGCCGTGGGCGCATCATCGCCCTGGGCAGAGGCAGCGCTCCGGGCGGACAAGCTGCCGGCCAAGGCGGAAATGGCGAAGGCGATCACGGCATTGGCAGCAAACGCGGCCACAGTTCCCAGAGCGAAGGCAGCAGTCCAGCCAATCTCGCCATACATAACCAGCTTGGCTGCGACTGTGCTGCCCTCGACGATACCCTTGGCTACCTGGTGGATGACGATCAGGTCAGATACGGTCACGGGCGTCGCGGCCCAATCCTCGGCCGCCACGGGCAGGCCATTGAACATGACGGCTAGGGGTGTTTCAGCCAGGCCCAGACGCTGGATGATGCCCTGCAGAGTTTCGGTACCGGCCAGGGCAATGGGCAGTACCTTCCGGTCACTGGCTGGGCGCAACGGGTTTGGACACCAGATGACTGAGAGTGTGGGCATCAGAGCCATTGGTAAAAGCCCTCCACACGGTAGCACCGAGGCAAGCGTGCCAGGGGCTGGCGCATGCTCGACCCGAACAGCGCATCGCTGTGCAGCACATAGGGCACGCCCTGAATCAAGCAATACAGCCCGATGTGGGCCTGGCGGCCGCGTGCCAGCATCAGCACGCCACATCCATCGACGGGCTCCTCGATCCGCTTGGCGAAATCAGCCTGGTTGGCCGTGATCAAGGCCGAGCGGTGGGCCAGGTCGTCTGCCTGGCGCCTCGGGAAGTGGATGTCTATGCGGCCGAACTGCTCATGCAAAGCACGTTCGACCAGTTGCGCGCAGTCCAGCACGTCGTGCGGGATGTCTATATAAGAGTCAGACCAGTGCATCAGAAAAGCCCCGGAGCGGTTTCTGGCCGGTAGGTGTACGCCACGGCCGCTTTGTTAAGGATGTCGTCATAGCCGAGCTGTCCAGTCACGGCCTTGGTGGTGACTTCGACGTTGCGCAGATCCAGCGTCAGCTCGTCTTCGATGAAATCGGGGGCGCTGCGCATGATCTGCAGAGCCGTGATGACGGCACCACGGCCGCCATGGGTGCGCTCGAAGAAGACGCCCACACCGCCAGATACGTTGCCGATGCTCAGTGCCGCTGCCGGCGTGCGGCCTTCCTGGTCGTCTGGCCAGGTGAACTCGAAAGTCGTGGCCACGTATAGATGAGTGCGAGAGACCACGTCCTGGTTGTCATTGACGAATCGCATGGGCTCGGGCAGCAGCGCATGGGCCAGCTCCAGCAGCACCAGGGGTCGCTCGGCTGGGGCCAGTTGCTGGGCAGCACGGCGGTATCGGGAAGACTTGCGCGTGCTCATGCCCAGTACTCCAGGGTGAAAGAGACCATGAACTCGTCCAGGCGGTCGGTGATCGCCTTGTAATCGACCGCACCACCCACGATCCGGGCCCGGCGCAGTGTGGCGCCGCTGGGGTCTTCGACATCTGGCCAGGCGAAGAACCTGGCGCCCAGGGCCAGTTCGGTCTTGCGCCAGACCTCGAACTGCTGCTTGTGCGCCAGGCTATCCAGGCGGTAGGTCAGCGGCACCTCATAGCGGGCCAGAGACTGCACAGGAGCCTGCTCGATAAAGCCGTCCTCCATCTCTGTGCGCTCCACACCACCCATGGGGCGCAGGGTGTAATCAGTCTCGAATACGAGCTGGGCGTAATCGGGGAATCGGGTGTATGCCATCAGTTGCGCCTCCCTGCCGCGTTGATTGCGCTTGAGGCTTTCCCGCCATTGCTTGCATCTGCGATCATGATTTCTACGACCAGGCGGCCCAATTCCTGTTTGGTTATTGGCTGGCCGACCTGCTGTTTGGGAGTGCCCTGGTTGTTGAAGCGGACCTCCACAGGCTGAGTCTGGCCAGGCATGGCACCGCCGGCGGACGATACAGAGCCCCCTGTGGCGAAGCTCACGCGCTGGCTGGCTGATATCAGACCGCCCAGAGCGAAGCGAGGCTTTGGCAGGCGCAGAGTACGCACTGCTTCCATGAACGGCAGGCCGTAGTGATTCACCGCCTTTTCGGGCTGGATGAACTCGTTATTGCTGACGGCAATGGGACGTTTGCCGTCGACCAGAGCGGCAATGCTGTCGCTGGTGCCCGTGCCAGGGCCCACGATGCGGCCGCCGCCCGATGAGGGAGACCCGCCCTCGGCGAACCCGAAAATCTTGCCGATGCTTCCGAAAATACCGCCGATGACAGTACCGCCGCCGCTCACATCAGGCGTAAACATATTGGTCAGCAACCGCTTGATGTCACTGCGCACGATGTCACCGGCAATCTGGCGCAGGGTCGCGCTAGCGACCTCACTCAGGCTCTTGAAATTAGTCACGGCATTGGCCGCTGCATCCGCCACGCCGTCGATGACGGTATTGCGCAGGCGCGTTCCAAGGTTGACGACCACAGGCGTAGCGCCGGCCACTTCATTTTTGAGCTGGCCGATGCTGGTGCTCATGTTGTCTATGGCGACCTGAGCCTCTGGCGGCAGGCTGTCGCGCACCCGCTCAAGCTCCTGGACGATGGCTTGCAGCAACGGCACCTGGGATGCGCGGGCCTGTCTGATGCGTGCTTCGGCCTCGATCTGGCTGATCGTGCCCTGTGTGGCTTGGGTCTGCACGGCCTGCTCGATGACGCCGAGCTGGCTCTGAAGGCGCTGCGCCTCTGCCAGCTTATTGTTGAATTCGGCCTGAGCAGCACCAGCCTCTATCAATAATTGGACCTGCTGGCGAGACTTTTCGGCATCCGCAGGATTCGACTGGCGGCCAGCGGCGCGCAGCTCCTCCGCATATTGCAGCTCCAACTGCTTTCGGATGGCCTCACGGTCAAACTGCCCAGTCAATGCAGCTGTATCTACACGCAGTCTCACGACGAGGTTTGCCAGCTTCAACTCTTCAGAGCGCCGCCATTTGTCCAACTCGCGCGTGGAATCTGCCTTCGATTGCTCCAAGACCTTGAGCGATGCCTTCAGCTCCACAGCCCGAGTCTTTGTCGTGCCCTTGGCATTCAGCTCTTTTTCTAGAGCCTCACGCTGGGCCTCGTAGTCTTCATTGATGCCAGCCAGGCGCTTTTGGTAGGCCTCCTCAATGTTGACACGGCCTTCTTCCAGCTGGTTGACCAGGAAGGCATCACTGCTCTTGATTGAGGCTTGCAGGGTGCGCAGATTTGAGCGGATCTGCTGGATAGCCTCCTGCTCAGGCGTGTTGGCCTTCGTCGTGCGTGTCTTCTTCGCTGCCTTGTCGTCAGCCTGCTTGATCAGTGTGTCCAGCTCATCTTGAGTGATAGCACCTTTGTCACGCCAGCTTTGCCAGAGCTTCTTGCTCTCTGCCAGCCTTTTTTCTTCGGTCTCTGTAGCCTTTATGGCCGCAGCATATTTTTCATGGATCGCTTTGACCTCGCGATCCTTAGATTGTTTTGCAGCCTCATCATCAGCAGCCTTGTCTTTAGCATCTCTTTCTCGGTACATATCGCTGAGCTTGTTCATCTCTGCGACGAGCATTGCTGGCATCTGCTGATTGCCCGCCAAATTGCTCCCGCGACGCTTGAGGTCTGCTGCTAGCTGAGTGACGCGGGCCTCCTGTTCATTGATCAAGTCCTCTGGAGTCTGCTGCTTGCCCGTGTTCATGATTGCGCCCCAGAATTTACGGGCCACCTCGGCCGCAGTGTTCAGGGCCTTCATCAGATAGCCGAGGTTTTCCGGCACCACGCGGCCGAAGTGGTCGGCGGTCTGCCGGCTCAGCTCCAGCTGGGCTTCCTCGACCCGGCCTTGCTCGACCAGGTCGGCGATGTGCCGGCGCTGCGTTGCCGAGAGGAAGTTGAACTGATCATCCAGCTGCTTGGCGGCCTTGGCAGGCTCCGCAAACAGCTTGGCAAGGGAGCTGGCCGCCGCATCGGTGGACTGCCCGGTGGCGGTCGCATAGCCGTTGATGGCCTTGGTCAGGTTGCCGATGACGTCGATGCCAAGGCGACCGGACTGCACCATGGCCACGGCCGCGGACTCGGCTGCGCTCTTGCTGATGCCGCTGACTTTGTTGGCCGCCTCGGCCAGGGCTTCGATGCGCCCATGCGTCGCGCCGGCCGCATTCCCGGTGGTCTGCACAGCCACATTGAAGGCATAGGCCTTTTTCTCGGCTTCGAGGAACAGCAGTGCCAAGGCTCCAACACCCAAGGCCAGACCGCCGACGGCCGCCTTGGCCGGGGAGATTGCCGAGGTGATGGCGTTGAAGGCAGGAGCCACACCACCGAACGAATCCTTGATCTGCCCACCTTGTTGGATCGCCACAAGCCAGATGGGCATGCCGCTGGCGATGCTGGTGGTGATATCGGTGATCTGCGCCGGCAGCATGCGCATTGCCGCTGCTGTTTGCCCTGCAGAAACACCAAGGCCGGCAAAGCGCTGCTGAGCCAGGCCCATGAGGCGCGTGTGCTGGTCCTGTGTGATGAGGCCACGGGCCAGGGCAGTATTCAGTTCGTTCTGAGCTTGCGCTAGGCGGAAGGCCTCAGTGGCGGCGGGGTCCAGGCTGGCAATCAGGCGGTCAATGGCCAGCTTTTCACGGTCGGTAGCCTTGGCGGCTTCGTCGGAGCCTTTAGCCTGGCGCTGTTGCTGCTCCTCGTTCTTCCTGCTTTGCTGCCCCTGGGATTCCCGCTGCTTGGTCAGCTCCTGCTCGGACTTGGCTGAGCGATCAGAGGCTTCGGCCTGTTCCTTCTGGGCTGCTGACAGCGTGGCCGTGGCTGTGGCTTGCTCTTGAGTGGCCGTGGCCGCCTGCCTGGCTGTAGCGGCCTGGTCGGAGCCGGGAGCCGACGGAGCCGAGCCAGACGCGGGCGCCGGCACGGTCGACATTTCTGACGAAGCTTTTTTGCCGGCTGCACCCAGCTCTTGGACTTCGGCAGTGAACGCGCGGACTTCTTTGCGCGCTTCGTCCAGTGCGGCCTGGACCCGCAGTCCGATTTCGAGGTTGTTTGCCATGGACCGCATGGTCTCCCGCCACGGCCCTCAGCAATAAGTAAAACGCTTTAGAGTTTGCCCATGAAAAAAGGGGCTCAGATTGAGCCCCCTGCGAGTGCGACGGCTGTGTGGACCGCCTGGTGTTGTGCATGACGTTCGGCCTGGTCGCCGATGGCCTGCAGATAGCCTTTCAGCTCGTCGATGCTGTAGCGCCGAAGCTGCTGTCGGTCGTGGCCTGCGGCGATGAGCTGCTGAGCAACGGCGAACCAATCGACATCAGTTTCGCCTGGATCACCTTGATCGCCTGCAGGCGCTGGGTAAAAAAACTGAGGTTTTCCTCCAGCACCACATAGACTGCTTCGAGCACCATGGCTATCGGCATCGCACGCACATCAGCCACCGACATGGGCTTGGCCTGGCCATCCTGCACTGGCGCCAGGCACGCTGCCAGCAACTTTTCCAGCGCCAGGCGCAAGGTCGATTCGCCTTGCAGCACCTTGAGGCTGGCCAGATCGAATTTGCCGCCCTGCATGCTGATCAGCCAGTCGCCAAACTCGAATGCCTCGGTGAAGACCTCAAAAGGCACCTGGCTGACCTGGAAATCGTGGCCAGCGATGCTTTTTGTGGCCGGGTTGTGAAACAGCTTGCTCATCAGATAGTCCAGTCGAATCCAAGGCACCAGTTGTGCAATGGGTAGTTGTCGAACTGCAGCACATCGCCTGCGCAGTCTCTCAAGTTGCCGGCCCGTCCGGTAAAGGGAGCCATGTTCACAGCGTTGATGCCGTAGTTCACCGTCCAGCCTGGCTGCGGTGCCTGTGCGCATTCGATGCGCACCTGGTTGGAGTTCAGCACAACGATGCTATTGATCGTCTGCACAGGCCCAGATCCCGAGGAGACCCAGAAGCCATAGTTGGATTGGACCGGTACCAGGTTCACGTCGAACTGCAGCCCCGACTTATTGAATGTGAGTGTGATGAAATTTCCATCAACCCGGCAATCAATCGGCCACAAGGCCTCCCAGCGCCCGCCATCCACCGCAATGCGCTTGACGGCCGCACCGTAGTAGCCCCCCATACGACGCGACGAAATACTGTCGACGTGCTGTGTGTCGTAGTACGTGAACGGGTACATGGCGCATGCAATGCTCACCAAAGGGCTCTTGCGGGCCGCATCGAGCTGAGCCAGAGAGATATCACGGCGGGCAGTGGCAAGCTGATAGGCGATCAGGGGAACCTGCTTGGCTTGGCCTGTAGCGGCTCGCAGATCCGCATCCAAGTCCGTGGCCAGCTTGATCAAGGCCTCTCGGTATTGCTCACGGGTCAGCACGCCGTCGCTCTCCCCTTGGCCGTAGATGACAGCCATAACACCAGACTTGTCGCCAGTCAGACCCGCCAGCGCAGTGGCTTGCGCAACGGCCGAGTTGTAGGGCGCAGTGCCTTTGGAGATGTTGGCGATTGGCGAGCCACCGACCGCATTGTTGGCAATGACCAGAGTGCTTTTGACGTCCCTGTAGGAAATGTTGTTGTTTGCCAGGAGTCGCTGACGTACCGATGCAGCGGCGCCCAAGCCTGGCCATTCACCACGACTGCCGGAGCGCTGGGTGTTTGCTACGGTCGCTGGGGCTATCGATGTAGGGGCGGCTGGATAAGCGGGAAAGCCGACGCTGTCGTACTCTTGGACAGTGGTGATTGGGCTTGTGCCGCTGGTTGGTGTCTGGGAGCCTTCCATCAGACTTTGGCCCATGCCAATGATCAAGGCACTCTCAAACGGCAGCCCTTCATGCCGAGACATGCCGGCAACGGCGGCGAGCCGGCGATGCTCCAATCTGAAACCCACCAGCAGGCGAGAATTGCGAGAGACGGTGTCGTCAACGAACGATGTCGTACCAGACCCGCCGAACCAACCGTACTGCTCGGTAGTGCCAGTCTGATAGCGGCCCACAGCAGTCCGAAAGCCTACATGCTGGCCTTCTTCGATAGGCAGGTTCGTCTCAAACTCGTGGGGGCCAGCCGCAGGAGCGTGCAACACCACCTCTTGAACGACCTCGAATAGATTTCCTGTGCGCTTGAAGACCATCGCTCGGAAATCACCGGCCGCAGAAGTGCGGAATGCCACTCGGGACACAGTACCGCGCCAGGGGGCAGCCTGCTCCATGGCAAACATCGAGCCCCAAGACACATCCCAGTTGCCATCGGGTATCGGCGCCTGTTGACCAATCTGTATTCCTACCTTGGTGGTCAGTTCATCCAGGTCTTGCGTGGTAACCGCATTCGCTATTTGTCCCTCCAGCTTTCCGATTCTGCTCGGGGTGGAGGTCTCCAGCAGAACAAAAAGGCGGGAATTGCTCTCACTAGAGGAGTCGACAAACTGGTTGCCCACGCCGTTGTACCAGCCTTCCGCGCCGCCCAGGCCGTAATGAATGATGTTGGGACCAAACACGCCCACATACTCGCCGGCCATCACCGGAAAGTTGATCTGCAGGGTCTGCTGCCCAGCGCCCACCTGAACATCTACGCTGCGAGTCCGCGTAAAGGTGTCGCCGGCGCGGGTCCACGCACTCAGCGTGATGACGCCAGCAATTGCAGCGCTCATGGTCAGGCGTGAAAGGGTGAGGCTTTGAGCGACTTGCTGAGCAAAGACGAAAGTGCCGCCGGTCACAGCGGCAGACGCGGGTGGAAATGGCAAAGCCGATGCATAGCCCACGACGCGGGAGAAGTCCGCCAGCTCAGACGATAGGCCGTCGAACTCAGTGCCAGGGATAAGCTCCTGAATGAGCTTGGCGACGCCGGCATTGTTCTTGAAGATGGTGGACCGCTTGAGGTTGTCTGTACCGCCCGTATAGACGGTGAAAAACTGGCCGTTGGCGGTGCCAGCAATACCTGCAGCAATCGTGGGAAACGGGTTGCTCTGGGAGGTGGCGACCTGTGCCGCATCCTCGGCCCGCTGCACCAAAGGCTCTACCGTTGCCCGTGCCGCCGCAATTGCAGGTTGGACGTCCAGGACAGAGGCCTTCGTCCATCCGGTCCCGTTGCATTGCCAGGATTCGGATGCGTCCGTGGACATGAACATGATGCCCTTGCGTGGTCCATAAATCTGCCAACTGCCTGCATTGAAGATTGCGTAGGAGCCGTTGATGAAGATCTGTCCGTCACCATTGCCTGCTGTTACAGGCAGTGGTGTCCCCACGGCAATAGGCGGCTGAAGCGTGTAGAGCGCCATGTGGTCGTCCAATGTGCGCAGATTCGCATCCATGCCATTGGGCGTGTTGAAAGGGTTCTCCGTCGGCGCCCAGCCAGTCCAAAGCCCGCGTGCCAGTTGTTCGACTGCCATATCAGTTTGCTGTGTATGCACCGCGTGTCGTGCGCAGCCATTCGGCCGGGCGGCCAGCAGCGCTGGACACGGGTTGCAGGTTGAAATTCAGGGTCAGGGTGCTGACGCCATCGCCAAGGGGCTGGAGGCCATCACCCAGCTCAGGCCGAGCGCGGAACAGCTCCAGCCTGGTCATGCGCCCGTCGATGACGTTGGGGCCCACGTAGACCAGGCCCAGCTCAAGGCCCAGATTGCCGAAGACCTGCAGCTCGTCGCTGCTGCCTTCTGGCGTGTAGCGGATATCAATGCGGGCGCTCTCTGGGGCGGACATGCCAGCCAGCAAAAGCACGCCGAATGCTTCACGGCGCCAGTGCACGCCCTCAGTCCAGGTCGACCAGGACGGTGTCACCTCGACGGGCTTGCTCATATCGACCAGGTGGCGCGTGAAAAGCATGCTGCCCGCTTCGATGGTGGCCGCGCCTGTGCGCACCTGTTCTGTGGTTTCGTGTGCGGCATGCTGCAGACGTAGACCGTGCAAAGCGTCAGACAGGTTTGCTGCGCCATGGCCATAAAGCGTCAGAGAAGCCGCGATGCTGTCGATGACCGCATTGCCTCTGGTATCCCAGGGAGAGGTACGCAAGCGCCGCAGAGACGGCCGCACGACCAGACCACGGGCGTTGCCTACAAATCGGCCGGGTGCCATACGTGGATCGCCGGGGATGTCAGGAGAGCTGGGCCAGTTGTTGCCCCAGCGCCGGCCGTAGGCGTCCATATTCACGCCGCCTGTCGGCAGTAGCGGTGGAGTGAAGAACACGCGGCCACGCCCCACATGGTGAGGGTTGCGCGCGTCTTCATACTGGCCCAGATACATTGCGCCTGCCCGTCAGATCTTCAGCGTGCCGTACTGGCTGAAGGGGTTGGCCAAGGTGCCCAGGGGGCGCGAGGAATCACGCTCGACGGTACCGGTCAGCTCCAGCTGGGCCAGGTTGTCGCTGATGACGTTCACGGACGCGGCCGGGCCAAAGACCACCTTGAAGAGGTCAAAGTGGATGGGCTGGACGGGGCTTTCGGCCACGTTGTAGCCATCGAAGTGGAGTGCCACAGGCTTGGGAGGCTGCGAGTACAGCTGGATCAGGCGCTGCTCGCGTCGCGTGTAGCTGACCGTGATGTTGGGCTGTCCCTTGCCCTGCGCTACTGTCGGCGCGGGGATGGTGGTGCCTTCGACCAGCTTGATGGAGCCTGCCGGCGTGATCTCGTAGTCGGTGCCAACGTCATAGGTCGTTTGACCGTCTGCGCTCTTGACCACGATGGCCACGGTGTCGTCGGCCAGGTGGTCGAGCGGCTCCACGGTGCCAGGCCACAGCACATGCTCCTCGCTGGCGACGGCGGCTGTTGCCACCTCGGCACCTTCACCGCTGCCCCCAGTAGCAATGGACCAATTGCGTGGGGAGTGGCAGCGCAGTTGCAGGGAGACGTTGACGGCGTCGATTTCACGGAACGCGCAAGCAGTACCACCGCCAGGCGTAGTGAAGTCCTTCACGTTTTCCGTGGTCTCGGTCGCGTTGAGCACAAAGCTGGGCGCGTTGCCTACAGGAATGAAGCCTGCGGTGCGCGCCAGGCGGGCCAGGTAATCGACCAGGCTGATTTCACCCCGGCCCTTGAAGCAGCAGAATTTGCGTTCAGCCATTTCTCTCTCCTAAAAAAACTAGCAATGGATGCTGCTGACGGTGAACAGCAGCGGGTAATAGGCAAACTTGGCCGGGCTATAGAAAGGCCTCGGCGGTGTGGACATCACCAGGGGGCTGTTGCATTGCGGCGGCGTGTAGCCATGCAAGGCCTTGATGAGTTCGCCCAGGTGCGGACCTGCTTCCTGGTCGAGGGCGGCAGCCTCGCGTTGGCTGGCCGCATTGCCGATGGCCAGGACGACCAACCAGCGATGGCTCAGCTGCAGCGAGTACTCGTCCGATCCAGGCAGGACGGCAAAGCCGTCGTAAACGACATAGACAGCAGGCGTGACCTGCATTTCCTCGGCCACGGCCGCCAGCTCCTTGCGGGTGCCGACCAGGCGGGCCCAGCCGCTGCCATCGGCCGGCTGCGTCTTTGCCTTGAGGCGGTCGACGATGCCGGTCTGAGCGTCGAGAAAATTCCAGGTCGTTTGCATCAGCCGAACCCCCGCAGGGTGTCGTCTGTCACAGCGCGTGGGCTGAAATCGAAATGCACGTCAGTGCCTTGCTGGGCGTCGGCCGCCACCAGCGAGCCAGGCGACCCGCCCCAGGGGCAGGACAACATGGACTTACCCATGGCGATGGCATCCAGCTCGGCAATGACCGCCTTGTAGCGGCGGTACACCTCGTTTTCGGGGGCCAGGTCGTCGTGCAGGTAGTAGCGCGCCACATCGCAGGCCATTCGCACCAGGACGGGCGGCATGGCGTATTCCACGGGCTGGCCGGGGATCAGGGGCTTGCGGCAACCCTGCAGCGGCAGGCGGTAGACCTGGCCCACATAGCCGTCGATGAAAGACGAGGCGTCTTCCAGCTTCAGCCCGACACGGGCTTCGTCGATGGTGCTGGGCGGTATGTTGTCCACGTCGGTGAGCTGGATCAGCTCCAGAGCACCAAAACGGGCAACCATGTCGGCGACGGTGGCGTAGCTCATGCGATTGGCCTGCCGTCAGATCAAGGCGTTGCAGGGTGAACGTGGCGCTGGATCTGGACTTCGATGATGTGGCCTTCGGTACCGGCGCCCAGGGCGCGGCCGCAGTTGTCATCGGAGTCACCCAGCGCTGCCTTGCCGCTGCCGTCGGCCGCAGGTTTGACCGGATCGCCGAAGGCAATGGTCTGGCCAGCCGCAATTTCCACCAGGCCGGAATAGCTGGTGATGGCCGAGAAGGCAGCGCCCACAGCGGCGCCGTACTCGCTGGTGCCCTGAGAGTCATGCACGCCGCCTGCGCTGGTTGCGTGTTGGCCGTTGTAGCCGACAAAGCGGTATTTCTCGATGATGGCCGTGGCCACGATGGTGACCGCGTGCTGCTTGTCAAACTGGCGGCCGGGGTTGTTCTGAGATGCCATGGTTTCGCTCCAGGTCGATGTGAAAGGGTTTCCTACTGGCCCAACCCGGCCAGGTGCTCATGACCTGGACCGGGGGCAGCTTCTCGCTCGGGGTGGTTGTCAGTTGCGCTTCGGGGCGCCCTTGCCCGTACTCTTGGGCTTCTCCGAGGGAGCAGCTGCGGGTGCCGGTGTGGGAGCGGAAGCTGTAGATGTGTCGGGCGCGGGTGCTGCGGACTCGCCAGCGTTGCTGCTGTCCTGGGCTCCCTGACCATCGCCAGCATTGCTGCTGCCCTGATCACCTTGACCGTCGCCAGCAGCAGCATTGCCACCGGCTGCATCAACCAAGGAGGCGGCCTGGCTAACACTGCTGCTGGCCTGGGTTCCCTGAGCATCGCCAGCGTTGCTGCCCTGACCGCCTTGGCCGTCGCCAGCAGCAGCATTGCCACCGGCGCCATCAATCAAGCCAGAGGTCTGGCCGGTGCCGTCAGTGCTGGCGAAGAGCCCGGCTGGAGGCTCGGTGGATCCACGCTTCTGCAGGACAGCCTGGCGCTCGCGCTCGAATTCGCGTTGCGCATGCTCAGCACGCATGGCGTCGTACTGGTCGCTGGCTTCTTCTCGGTCCGTGTCAGCCAGCGCCTTCATCTTCAGCAGCTCGCGCTCGTCGTGGTCGCTCAGGCCCGTCACTGCTGCACCGGGCTTGAACTCTTTGCGCACCGTTTTGCCGTCAGCACCCACGGTGCTGGCCACGATGAGGATCTTTGCGATCAAAGTCATGGTGGCGGCTCCTTAGTTCGGGTTCAGGAACAGGAAGCCGGCATCGGGGTAAGCGATGTTGGGCGCGCGCTCGAAGGTGCCGCCATAGATCCAGCTCTTTTGCGTTTCGCGGTACACGGGCGTCTCGCTGAAGGGATGGCCTTCGATGACGTTGGTAAAGCCGAAAGCGGGCTCTGCCAGGCTGAATTCGCCGGAAGCCGGGATGTCGGGCGCGTAAGCCAGCACGGCCGCGTTGCCCCACACGTCATGACCTTCGTCGTCTTCATCCGTATAGGAGGCATCGCCTACAACGATCTCCTTGACCTTCAGGATCGTCTTGAGCTGCTCCAGTGTCGCCGGGCCCATCTGCGTGGATGGCAGGTAGCTCTTGACCTCAGCATTGGAGATCAGAGCGGTTTCTGCATCAGCCGAGAGAATCAGCTTGTTGGGGCGGCGGCCGACTTTCTTGCGGATCACATTGGAAGCCGCCAGGATGTCTGTCACAGGCATGCCAGTGGTCGCCGACCACTTCTCAGCACCAGCCAGGGCCTTGGAATGGCCGGGCGCGAAGCTGCTGGGGTCGGTGGCAAACTCGGCCGCCTCGATCTCGTAATCCAGGTTCAGGACATCGCGCGCCGTGGTCATAGCCACGGTGGAGATGCCGATGTTGGGCGCGAGATTGAGCTTCTTGGCTTCGTCGGACTCGCGGATCAGCTCGCGGGGGATGGGAACTTCTACCGCGTGCTGCTTGACGGTGTAGAGCTTCCCCTCGAAGTTGATGGTGATCTGCTTGGTCGCTGTACCAGGCGCGCGGCGCAGGTTGTAGCGGCGGCGAGCGGCATCGCCCATCTTGGCAATGGTCACCGTGCTCAGCGACTGCGGCAGTCGGGGGAACAGGCGGTCTGCCACCATAGTGCCCTGGCCACGGCCGAGCAGCAGGTTGGTGAGGACCGGGTTGGCTTTGAGACGGATTTCGTCGAGCGTCATCATGTTGTGGTTTCCTTCTGGGGAGTTGGGGGAATCAGCCCTCGAACGACACAACCTTGCTCACCGCCTCGGCGTAGCTCACGTTGTGCTTGTTGGCGTAGGCCTTGGCGGCCTTGTCGATCTCGGCGTCGCTCTTGCCCTTGGCGCTGCCTTGCTCGCCTTCGGGTACTTGACCACCGCCGTGCTCACTGAAATCGACCGATGGCTTGCTGCCGGCGATCAGCTCCTGCAGCCAGGCAGAGGGGCTGACCTTGCGTTTGGTGTCACCTTCGGAAAACTCCACTGGTTCGGCCTCGGCCAGGCGGTCCAACGTGGCGACAGCCATGTCTTTGTCCTTGGGCATCAAGCGGCCGGCCTTGACTTGGCTTTCCGCGAACGAGACGTTGGCGGTGTGGCGATCACGCTTTTGCTGCTCAGAAAACTGAGCCAGCTGGGCGCGTGCCTGGTCGCGTTCGGCGACAGCTGCGGCTGTCTTCTGCGCTTCCTCGGCAGCCTTGCGCTCGGCTTCTTCCCTGGCTTTGCGCTCGGCTTCGATTCGTTCGGCTTCGGTCATGGATGGGTGCTCCTGGTTGGGGGTGGGTTGCTCGGAAAAAAAGATGAGTCCGAAATCGGTGTCGTTTCCGCCTTCGGCGAACTTGGGATCACGCAGGCCTTTGACGGCTGGAGGCTCGGCACCCAGGAAGCCGACGTGACGCAGGTAATAGACGCCAGGCTTCGGATTGGCTGGGTCTTCGGGGTGGTAGAAGGCGGCGCTGCGCTTTTTGACGCGGCCGGCGCCGTAGTACTCGGCGAATGAGGGGTCTATCTGCTGGTGGCTGGACTTGAGCGTCCCGCCTTCGGCCGACAGCTTGGTGACCCAACCCCAGGCGGGGTGGTCATCTGCGGGATGGCCAATGACCAGGGGCGCTTCGTGGACGGCGGGGTCGTAAGCAGCGGCCGTGGCAGCGACATCGGCCTCGGTGATCACATAGACCTGGCCGTTGGTGGCCGTGCGGGCCCCGGCTTGGAAGATCTCCAGGCCATCAGGAAATTGCGAGGGGGTGGTTTTGTTGCCCATGTCCCGCATGGTCTTGCGGACGGGGCTT